CGGCCTCTACGGCGAGCGGCACGGACAGATCGGCCATGCGCGCAATCATCGCCTCGACCTTGTCGGTGGCGCCCTTGAGGATCGGGCGCACCTCGATCTGCATCAGTACTGCTTGCGCAGATCGCCGAAGATCTGCGGCTTGGCTGTGGTCGACGTCTTGGACGCGCTCGTGAACTGCGTCCCGCCCACGCCCGTCTTCGACGATGGCGTCATGCCCGGGATCGCCGTGTCGCGATCCTGCAGTAGCCGGATCGCGTCGACGTAGATCCCGAGGGCCTCGGGGACGGCGAGCCCCTGCTTGCCGTACAGCATGTAGATGGCGTGGCCAATCGTGGCGGCCTTGACCAGGTCGACGGCAGCCCCCTCGCTGCCCGCCGACGTGCCCGGCGGGGTGTAGCCCTTGCCAAGCAGGTAGGCGTCGACCATCGCCGACGCCATGCTGATGACGTTCGTGATCGCCTCCGAGCCCTTGAAGGCGGTCTCGGCGTTCGCGCCGAGGGCCACCTGCAACTCGGACTCGGAGACGTGGTAGCTCACGATCGCTTCTTGCCTCGCAGCGCCGAGTTCTCGGCCTCGAGCTCGGTGACGCGCTCGAGCAGCGCGTCGAGCTTGGCCATGAGCGCCTCGTTGCTGCTCGACGCGCCGTGCTCCGCGATGAAGCGGTGGCGCGCCTCCTCTTCGCCCATCATGGGGCCGCAGCGCTCCATGATGGCGACGCCGCCGCGCACCTCGAGCGCGTCCGGGACGTCCGCTGCGGTGAGCGCGATGAGCGGCCTAATCCCTCGTGCCGAAGGGTAGGGCTTGCCCGTGTCCGGGTCGGCCCCGCCCCGCAGCTCGAAGAACTCACGCTCGAGCGATCCGGGGTATGTGGATTCGGCGTCACGCATGGCGTCGGTCCACTGCCCCGGATCGTCGGGGATGGCGTCGACGTCGACGCGCAGCCGCCGCGCGATCCAGGTGCGCTGCGCTGCGCGGTGACGTGCCGCCGCCTGCGGGATGAGACCCGCATCATCCTCGACCTTGGCGAGCACGGCGTCGAGATCGCTCTCGTAGATCGTGCACTCCGAGATCCCGTGTTTGACCCCGCCGGGCACGCCGGGGATCGACGTCATCTGCGGTCGGCAGTTGACGCGGATCCTCAGCGTGGCACCCGACTTGATCCGATCCTGCCGACGCGACCAGTGCGCGCGCGGCTGAATGACAGCAGCAGCCGTCATGTGGTGACGCTCCCGTGGATCAGCTGCCACATTCCCGCGAGCGGCGTGTACTTGCTGTGGATGCCGTACAGGACCTCGTCGTTGAAGAAGACGTTGTCGTCGTCCTCGTTGTCCTTGATGACGACCGTGGGCGCCACGAACTGAAACCCGTAGAAGGGCTTGATGTCGCCCTTGGTGAGATCCATGAGCGCCCACTGGTTGCCGGTCAGACGCTTGTTGACGATGACGTCGACCGAGCCGCCCCGGTAGTTCGTCATCAGCACCGCGTTGGCGTCGACACTGCTGCCGCCGGGCTGCACGATCTCACCGCCGTCGGTGATGCCGTACGGCACCTCCGATCCGGTGATGAGCATCGCCTCGTTCGACAGCGCCGGGCCTACCATCAGGTGCGACGGCGTGAGGTCGAGCGGCTCGCCCTCGTAGTCGGTGCGGTTGACGATGGACTCCCACGCGGTGTGGAAGAGCGCCGCGGTGAGCGCGGCGGCCTCGAGGTTGTCCACGGTCCCCGACGCGACCGGATGACTCGCCGACAGCAGCGCTTGCCCGTCGTAGCACGTCGGGTTCGCCAAGAAGGCGTGAGTCGTCATGATCTTGTCGTAGAACGTGGCTGCTCGCGCGGCGAAGCCGCTGAGCACCTGCGAGACGGCGCCGCCCGCGTTGATCGCGTCCACGGGAACGCGTAGGGTCATCTCCCAGGCCCGAAGCGGCTTGTTCACGCGGTAGGCGCGCAGCTGCTTGAGCGTCCGAGATCCGAGCCACTCGCGCACCTGCGGGATGCCGTCCACGACGTTGAGCTCGGCGCTCGTGCCAGTCACCGACCGAACGGTCGTGAACTGCTGGTACTGACCTGGCACGCCCATCGCGAACAGACGCGATGCCGCATCCTCGATCGCGGTGTTTGCGACAGCGAGATTCTCCGAGCTGATGAGCCCGGCGGTGGTGTTGTTTGCCACTGTGCTTTTGCCTTTCCTTCAGACCGCTCAGACGTCGCCGCCGGGTCCCTCGATGCCGAGCATGACCCAGCCAGTTGCCGTGGTGATGAACTCCACCAGGTGGCCGACGAGGTAGCGCTTGGCCGCCGTCCCCGCGTCGGTCGCCGTGGTGACCTCGTTGTTGTTCTTGACGTACATGTTGCAGCCCTGCCGCAACGCCGTGACGGCGGTGGCGGTGAGCGCGAACTTGGCCTCGACTCCGGTGATGCACTTGGCGTACACCGTCGAGCCGTCGCCGGTGATCGTCTCCTGGCACATCAGGACGAGCTGTCGGTGCGCCGCGGCCGTGTTTGTGGCCGAGTGCAGGTATCCGCTCGTGGCATCGGGCACGACCAGCGAGCTCTCGTAGACCTTCGCGGACGTCTCTACGAGGATCTCCAGGTCACGCCGGCCGGCGGTGTTGCGCAGGTCCCGGCTCGTGCCGGATGCGGTGATGGCAGCCATTTGTCAGTGCTCCTTGTCGGTGGTCCGGCAGGGCCGGTGTCAGTCGGTGAGCGGGACGCGATGCGCCCGCCGTCCACGGGTGTTGAGCCGTGCGATGCTGTCGGCGTGGTTGCGAGCGGCCACCGTCGCGGCCTTTTGCCGTTCCTCGGTGTCGCGGATGTGCCCAAGCGCTGCGAAGTAGCGCTTGACGAGCGCTGGCGGCGGACCGTCGCCGTCCAGGCCCGCGCCACCCGGCGCCGAGCTGACGACCGGCGGCGTGGCAGGTACGCTCGGCGATGCGGCGGCCTCGTCGAGACGCTCGAGCACGCCCGTCGCATTGGTGGCCGAGAACTTGCGCAGCGTCGCGGCCTCGGGCTCGAGGATGTGACCCTTCTCGACCGCGAGGCTGATCCGCGTCTGTGCGTGCTGCGCCCTGGCCTCGGCCAGATCCTTGCGCATGCGCTCCATCTGCTGCTCGACGCCCTGCAGCCGTGCGGCGGCGAGCTCGGCGGTCATCTGCGCCGCGTCCTCGCCTGCGCCCGCCCCGCCCCCGAGCGCCGAGGCGACCGCGGCCGGGTTCTGCTGGATCGCCGCGACGACGGCGGCGAGATCGGTGCCCATCGCCTCGGCCACGAGTTGCAGCGCCGCGGTGGCGCCCGTGTCTGCGGCGCTGTCCTCGTCCGCGAGCGTCTGCGGCTCGGCCCCCGGGGCCGGCGCGCCGTCCATCTCGGCGGGCTGCTCTTCGGGCTCGGGGCCGCCCTCGACGGCCTCCGCGGCGGCCATCTTGCCCGCGATGTACTGCGCCACCTGCTCGGCGCTCGCGTCGTCGGGAAGCTCCTTGATGGCCTCCTTGAGCACGTCGTGGATTGACATGAGTGCGATCCCTTTCCGCTGCCGGCTGGCAGCCATTGGCACTAGACCGGGCACAGCCGGCGAGTTTGTAACGGCGACGGAGTAGAACTCGGCGCCCACGATGCCGCCGTCATCGTCGAGCACCATCGCGCCGTTGATCGAGTTGTAGCGGTAGCCGCCAGCCTTGATCTGGCGCGCGAGCATGGGAGTCAGCTCGTACAGAGCCCACAGCTTGCCGGCCTCGAGATGGAGTGCGAGTACCCACGCGCGCGCCGGTGGCTCCTCGACGCCGGGCGGAAGGTCCACGTCACAGTGCCCGAGGTAGACCGGGCCTGGCTCGGGCCGCGCGTAGAAGTCGGCCACGTAGTGCCGCAAGAACTGCTCGGTAACGACGCGCCCGTCGGAGGTGTCGCCGACGGCGCACACCTGGTACCACTGCCGCGCCGCGCCCGCGCCGAGATTGCCGGGCTTGACCTTGGCCTTGGCCTTGGCGAACCGCGCGCCGTGGGCGAGCGCCATCCGCATACCCGCCTGTACCCGGGCGGTGTAGCGGTTGATCATGGCGTCTCCTAAATAGCGGTCGCGCCCGCTTCGCTGTCGATGGCCTCTCCGGGCGACGCGCGGAATCCTTCGGTCACTGCCGTATCGACCGCGTCGCGACCGAGCAACAACTGGTCCTTGGTGAAGTCGTCGGCGCCGATGGCAATCATGACGCACCGGCACTGGTAGCCGTTTGGCGGGTAGATGATTCGCGCGGCCGGATCGTCCATTGCCCACACCGATCCGTGTAACGCCGCGTGCTGATGGCGCACGCGGTTGTCGCCCGCGGTCAGGTACTCCCAGTAGCCCGTAGCCGCGCGAACCGGGTCGTTCGTCTGCATCCGGTAGCGGCCCGCGTTGTACGAGGTCGCCGTCGCCGTTCTGTAGACGTTCTGCAGGTAGCCGTGGTGAGCCGGTGTGAACCCGAGCGCGATCTCGTCCTGTCGCACCGCCTCGACAAACGCATCGATGCCGATGCCGCCCGGCTCGAGCGCCTCGGTCAATAGCTCGAGCGCGCGCTGTCGAATGGCGCCCGATGCGACGCGCGCCATGGTGAACGCACGAAAGCGCTCGGCGTCCGTGAGGTCGTCGAACTCCTCGGGGGTGATCAGCTGGCGGCTGAGCATGTGCTGCAGCGCCTCGGGGAATGACAGGTCGAGAAAGCCGGGCGGCTGCCGGTCGAGCGTGACGCGGTGGGACTGCTCGACGTCGGCGACGAAGAGCATGCCCGCAAGCTGGGTGTGCAGGTTCGAGCGGAAGAATCCTGGGGCGAGCAGCGACGCAAGAACGCGCTCCCATTCGTCGAGCGCAACGGAGCGTTCGAGCAGCGCCGCCAGATCGTAACGGTGCTCGGTCAGCCCATCGACCGCGGCCCACGTGTCGCGGAGCATCCGCGCGCGTGGCGAGCCTACGAGTCGAAGGGCACGGCCGCGACCCTCGTCTGAGAGTCGCAGATAGTCGGCGTACGGCGCCTCATCAGCGGCAGCGTCATCTGCCCGAAAGGGCCACTTGACGCAGCCACCCCCGGGGCTGCTGGCGCGGGTTGCTGGCCGGGCATCTGCATCGGCGCGGGCGGCGTGACGAACGCGTCGCCGCCCTGCTCGGCGGTGAGCGCGTCGAGGCCGACGCTCGCGCGGTATTCGTTCTGCGTCAGCCGCAGTCCCGTTGTGACGATGGCCGGCTCGATCTTCTGCGGCTCGTCGTTGACCAGCTCCCATCGCAGATTTGGGGTCGGCGGGATCTGGCCCTCGAAAAGGTGCGCGTTGAGGCGCAGCAGCAACGTACACACGTCACGCTCGAGCGTCGCGGCTGCTCGCTTGGCGATGGCGGTCAGGCGCGGGAGGATCGTGGTCGAGAACTGCGAGTCTCCGAGCGAGCGGCTGCCCGTGTCGGTGTTGTCGGTGTTTAGCTGGCTGCCGAGCAGCCCGATGGTGATCTCGCGGTTCTTCCGCTCGATCGCCGCCTGCCACGTGTCACCGGGACTGCGAGCGGTCTCGAGGAACTCCACCGAGGAGCCGTCTTCGATGACCGCGACCTGATCGGCGCTCAGCGTCTCGAGTGCGGATTGCAGCGCGTCGCGCACCTCGGCCGGGGCGTTAGGCGGCACCTTGCCGGTAACGAACGGATTGGCGTTCTTCTCGAGGCCGATCGACTCGAAGATCTCGAACCACCGCCGAAACTGCCACGGCCACGCGACGGCCATCAAATCGCCCGCCACCGTGGGCCGGTCGAGCTTTGTCGGGATGTGCCAGATCCACGAATCGCGGCGCTGCTCGCGGCTGTCCATCCATCGCCCGACGACGCGATGCGGATCGCGGTCGTAGGTGCGCACCTGCGGAACCCAGTCGAACTGAAAGCGGATGTCGCGCGGCTCGATGGTCTTGGGCGCCGTATGCCACTCGCCCGCGAGGCGGCGTAGATCGTGAAACGCGCCGGCCCATCCGATGTCCTCGCCGCCGTGAATGAGATGGGCGACGAGCGACTCGAACTCCTCCATCTGGCTGAACGCGCGGCGGATGAACTCGGCGGCCTGCTCCGCAACGCGCTCGCGCCCGGGGACCTTGGCCGGCTCGACGACGAGCTCGGAGCCGGTGATGGCCAGGATGCGGTCCTCGATCTTGGCCCGCACGAAGTGGTCGCGGGCCATGAACTGCGCGAGGTCGGCCCAGTCCTCGGTGTCGCCCTTCTCGGCGCTCTGGATGGCCGAGACGAGCGTGTCGGGCTTTAGGCCGCGGACGCTGAGCCGATCCCATCGCGTCGCGCTTTGACGGATCGTGGGTGGGCCTCCAATGCCCGTGGCCTGCAGCGCGATCGGAATGAGCTTGCCCATCAGTATGTGTGTCGCAACCCCGCTGAGCGGCGCTTGCCGCTGCTTTGGATGATCGCTAGCGCCGGCTGCGCGAGCACACTGAATGCCGAGGACAACATGTCGACCTGGTCGTCATGCACGTCACCGGCGCCGGTGAACCCGCACAGCTCGCGGATGAAGTCGTCGTACCACGGGGCGTCCGACGGCACGTGAACGCGGCCTGCATTCCACATGGCCGCGACTGGTTGAGAGCGCGTGAACTTGTCCGCGACTGCTGCTGCCGTTTCGAGCGGCACGCCTTGGTGGCGGATGAGGTCGGCGCTACCGAGCTCGGTCCCGGCGCAGTGCCAGATCATCCTCGCGCCTGGGTAGTCCTTGGCTGCTCGGCGCAGCATGTCGGCTGAATCGGGCGCACGCTGCTGCCGTCGCTCGACGTGAGCAACCCACCACTCGGGCCGGCTGATGCCCGTCGCGACGAGCACCAGGTACCCACTCCAGTCGCTCTTGGTCTTGGCCGTGTAGCTGAGGTCGACGCCGATGGCCTTGCGGCCGACGGTCGGTATGTCGGCAAGCGTGCATGTGCTCGGTTGACTGAAAACGGCCCCGCCGCGTGGTCGGGGCCGGCCTTGGTACATCGACTCGAACGAATAGATCCCCAACTGCTCGCGCTGTTGCTCGAGGAAGTCGAGCGGTCGCTGCTCGGGCCAAAGCGCTCGGCCATCGTCGCCGATCGCTGGCAGGTTGAGCGTATCCCAGCCTTGCTCGATGAGTCGGCCGGAGACGTCGTCCACGTGCCATCGCGTCTGTACGACGATGGCCGAGCTGTCTGGGTGAAGCCGCGTCATCGCGACGTCGGTGAGCCACTCCCACGTGGCCTCGCGGATGCGAGGGCTCTCGGCCTCCTCGCGGTTCTTGATGGGGTCGTCGATCAGCAGCCGCTTGACCGGCCGCCCCGTCAGGGGACCGCCGATGCCCGTCGCAAACAAACCGCCGCCTTGGGTATTGAGCCACTCCTCGAGGCGGTTCGCTGACTGGTCGATGTGCACGCCGGCCGCGATGGCGTAGCGGCGCGCCTTGCGCGATTGGCCGCGCGAGAACTCGGTCGCGTACGACACGTACGCAAACGTGTCTAGCGGGTTGAGCAGCAGCCCTCGCGCGACGTGGTGCAGGACGAGCTCGGACTTGCCGTGCTGCGGCGGCAGGTTGACGACGGCGCGGATGGGCTCGTTGAGCGAGCGCTCGAGCAGCGCGGCCAGGGGCTGAAGCCAGTAGGCGCGCGACAGTGTCGGAGTGACCTGCGTCTGGAAGTCGAGCAGGGACGGCGCTTCAATGGACGGCTGCGTCTGATACTTCGTCGCCGCCCTGGCCAGCAAGCGCGTCCAAGACCTCTGCGAACGCTGACTCAGTAAGCCGCGCATGGAGGAGGGTGAGGATGGCATCCGCCGCCTCTTCCCTCAGCTCGATGGCGACCTTGGCGCCGTATCGTTTTGGCCTCGTGCGCTCGAGCAACCACCGCCGGTCGCTCGCGTCATCGCTCGTCGCGAGCTCGGAGACCCAGCGCGACTCACACTGCGCGCGCGCTTCGTCGATGCGCTCGCGGAACTCGGGATACTTGTTACGCCAGACGTAAAACGTGCCCTTGGTGATCCCGCACGCCTGCGCTGCCACCTCGGAGTAGTTGCCCTCGGCGATGAGTCGGCAGATGGCGTCGACGCGCTCGGGCGTGTACTTGCTGTAGCCGTTGGCGCGACTGCCCACACCCTATCAGATCCACACATCGTCACCGTCGTCAAGCGGTCATCGTGGGACACGAGCGGATCGGCGGCAGTGGGTCGGCCCGTAAATGCCGTAGATGCCACTCCTTGAGATCGGTCCGGCGTGCCTCGACGCGCGTGGTGGTGCCGCCCAGAACCAGCTCGCGCACCGGCAGTCCGTAGCGCTGGCGCCACCGGCGCGCGGTGCGTGTCGTCACCCCGAGATAGGTCGCAATGGATTGCCACCCTCGCAAATCGGAGTCGCTCACATCGTCCATCCGTGCCTCGCGGTGCAGGAGCCCGGCCGCTACGAGCTCCCGTGTCAGGGTAGCGTACCCTGCCGCTGTGGCGCGGGCCAAATCCACGACGTACACGGGCCAGCCCAGCTCGGCCAGCCGATCGGCCGTGTCCTGCGGGCTAGCGCCAGCGGCGCCGCGTGCGAGCAACGAAAACAAGGCTCCCCGTGGCCCTAGGTGCGGCAGCCGCTCGAGCACCACCATGCGCGCGGTCCCGAGGCACTGCTCGACCGTGATCTTGTCGTCAGCGTCCCGAATGGCGCTCGGATCGGAGGGCTTGCCGGGCGAGGCCCGGCGGGACAGGTGCTCGAGGCGGTCGGGATCGCCGACGTTGACCATGCGCACGCCGTCGACGGTGGCGATGACGAGCCATCGCAGCGCGTCGCCAGCAGACGCGAATCGGTGCGTGCGACATCGAGGCGCTTCGGCGCCCATCCACTCGCCCGCGATCTTGGACGCGACGAGGGTCAGCGCGTGACGTAGCTCAGCTTGGTTCACCGGTCCCCACAATCTGAACCAGCCGCTTCGCAGCTGCTCGTGCGATCTGCGCCGTTGCCTCGTAGCCGCCAGCTCGGTCCATGTGCGGCAGCTCGTCGCGCATGGCGATGAGGTCGGGCACGCACATACCGTCGACGAGCGGCGCGTACGGCTTGAGCGGCACGCCGTCTGCGAATCCGCGCGCCAGCATGGCCTCGGCGAACACCGTCATCGCGCTCGCCTGCTCGCGCAGGTCACGCAGCACGGCCTCGGCGACAAACGGGGCCGGCGCGCCCTTTAGCCCGACGAGCGGCGCCGGTTCGGACGGCAGCGTGTTCGGAATGCCGACCGCGGCGCCGCGCGTGCTCGCGTTGTGCAGCCAGCCGCTGCCGTGCGCCGTGAGCCACGCGGCCTGTGTGGCGAACTCGGGCAACGAGTCGACGAGGCCGCCGTTGAGCCCGGGGATCTGCACGAGCGGCCTTTCGTCGGGCGGGGCCGGGACGTGATGCGACCAGTGCAGCTCCTTGCGCTCGTCGGTCCCGGCGCAGCGGATGCTGTCGCCGACGCGCTCGGTCTCGATCATCTCCCAGCCGGTGTGCTGCGCATACATCGGCTCGCCCGGGTAGACGGCGAGATCGGCGCCGACGAGCGTCACCGTGCCCGCGCCGAGACGCCGTAGCAGCATCGCGCCGAAGCACAGCGCCGACGGGCCGGTCGGGAAGGGCTCGGTGCCCAGCAGATCTGCCATGCGGATCCAGTTGGGGCATGCGTCGACGGCGTAAAAGCTCGCACGCCGAAAGACGTGCGGATGGCTCGCGAGGCCGGCCGCGAGGTAGCGGTAACCGCCGCCGTCGAGCATCGTGCCGACGTCGAGGTTTTCGAGCGTGACGCACAGGTCGACCTTGATCCCGTGATGGCGCAGCGCAGGGAGCGCCGTGTTGACGCACGCGACGAAGCTGCACGCCGCCGCGTCGCGAAGCCGCTCGATGCTCTCGGCCAAGCTCGGGCCCGCGCCCACGAGAACCGCGTCGAGGTCGTGCAGGGGCCGCTCGAGCGAGTCCCAGCACGCAACGTCGTCGACGTGGTGAATGAGATTGTTGAGCGCGTTCTGGATCAGCACGAGCCCGCGCCATCGGGCCGTTGCGCGCTTGGTCGCCTCGACGCTCACGGGCGCTCGTACGCGCTGCCGCGCTCCATGACGGCGTTGTGCAGCGCCGCGATCATCGTTGCCGCGTGGCCCAGGCCCTCGGCGCGGCCGCATGCAAGGTGGTGCTGCCACGGGTACTCGCTCGCGGCCTCGGTCTGCGATTCGGCCGACCGCCGGAGCTCGGCCTCGATGCGGCGCATGCCGTCGAGCGACAGTGCGAGCATCTGCAGGGCCGTGTGCACCTCGTCGCGCAACAGCGCCTCGTCGTACGACTCCCCGTCGAGCAACGCGCGTTGCTGCTCGCTCGTGATTGGTGTCATTGCTCGCGCCTCCTCTCAGCAGCCTTGCGGCGCTCGACCAGCGTCGTCCGGTTGAGGCCGAGCCTTCGGGCTGCGGCGGCCTTGTTACCGTCCTCGGCGGCGAGCGCTAGATCGATCGACATCTCCATCGCGTGTCGACACGCGGTGTCGATGTCGATGTCGGGCGCAGCCTCGAAGAGCATTCGGCCGGCAGCGCGCACCGCAGCCTCGGGGATCACGCGCTCGCGCTCTCGCTCCGGGTACCAGCCGGCGGCGATGCGCAGGCCCTCGGCGCGCACTGCGACCATGCGCGCGCGAACGTACGACGGAGGCTGTCCGACGACCGCGCTGATGCGCTCGACCGGCAGACCGGAGCCCGCCATGCGCGCGATCTCGGCGTCGCCCGCGGACAGCTCACCCCATCGGCCCGCGACCTCGTAAACGAGCCGCGGCCCGGGCTGCTCCTGCTCCTCGGCCTCAGCATCCATCGGACACCCACCGGTGTAACACGTCGATGACGCGCAACGCGATCTCGCGGCGGACGCGGAATCGTCGAGGTGCTGCGCGCTCGCGGCGCAATGCGTCCTCGAGCTCGGCCACGCGAGCGCGAGCGGACACGAGCTCGAGTCGCATCAGCTGCACGCCGTTGGCGATGTCGTCGGGAGAAACGGCGCTCACTTGTACGCCGCCCGTCGCGTCGGGTGCGCGCTGTTGTCGGTGCGCCCAGCGCGGCCGATGCGCACGCGACGCCGTCGACCTCGGCGGTCCGGTGGTGCGCCGTCTCGGCCGCTGTGGTGGCTCTTGGTCCGCGGTGACTTGTCGCCGCCGGTCTTGGTGCGCGTGATCGCGTACGTGCTCAGCGCGAGTGCC